TAAGCTGAAAATGGAATAACATTATAAACTCCGTACTTTTCTGCTACTTCTAGCTTAAGGAAAAAATCGCCATACTTACACATGTTTCTAATCCAGAACCAGAGGTTGAATTCAACGTTAAGTATGTCGTAGAAAAGGCTGTAAAGTATCTTTTGAATGTTTTCATCTGCTGATCTAATTTGTATGACATCGCCTTGTGTGTTTTTAAGTGTACATTCGTCAGCAATAATATCTAATGCTGAAGCAATAATTGGATCTGTATCCATGGCTTCGTAATCGGCGTAGATTTGAACACGAGCTGATTGATAGTTCTGTGCTAAATTTAAATTAACGCCATAAGATGTAGAAGTCGTATAAATACGATTAAAACGATCGACAAGTGCATTGGTTTGCAATACACCGTTTACTTGAATATTGTCTACATCTACCGTTTTTAACTCTCCCCCATCGTTTCTGATGATAACATCAGTAGAAAACAACCTTTTAAGGGTTGAAAAGAGGTTTTTTTGCGGTTCTTGTTTTTGTTCTTCTGCCATATCTAATAAATATCTTTGTTATAAGAGCCACGTTATATCATCGTGACCATTCCCTGCTGGCATTTGCCATGGGTTTTGTTGATTACTGTAGTTTCCTCCGTTATATACTTCAAAGCCTCCTCCGGTATCTCCCCCTGTCTTACTATATCCATTAAGGCTTGCATAAGTTAGATCCATAGCCGTTTGTCTAAATCTAATGGCTGTATCGCGTAAAAACAACCCAATAAACCAGGCCATCGCTAAGTCATCATTGTATCCTTGTAGGGCTTGTGCTCTAGCATCAGCATTTTCTCTTCCTTTCCATATAAAGACTCTCAATTCGTCTAGCAATCTCTGAGATCTAATCACTACGGTCTTCTCTTCAATGAAAGATCTAGCTTTATTAATTAAAAGAGGTCTTGTTCTTGAGTTAGTACCGAATCCAGGTACCATTCCGTCGCCTCTATCGTATTTTGCAACATATAAGTCGATTTGAGTACCTACAAGTTCTGATTTAGGTGAGTAATATAGGTTAGAGTAGCCGATCTCTTGTATAGTAGTTACTACATCCCATCCAATATTAGCATTCTCTACTACAAGTAAGGCGCTATTCCACTTAATACCTTCAGAAACTAGCCTACGAGCAAACTCTTTTGTAGATAATTGATCTTTAAACTCAGCGACCTGTATCATTGTTTCGATTTCCATAACATGGAAGGCTGAAAAATCCTGTCCGTCACCTCTCGCTACGTCGGCTACTACCAAATAAGTTCTCATTGGATCTGGATAATCCCAAACCCAGTATGCTTGATTCATTTCTGATCTCTCTTTCGGTTCTCTTACTGTATTAAGTTGATACCAATTCAAAGTATCTGGTTCGATGACTGTATTACCTGAAGTGTTAAAGTCACAATCACATTCCTGTGCTGCAGCTCTTACTCCTAGGTCTTTAGTTTGTTGATCTCGCCATTCTTGGTTACGTTCTGGGTGAACGGTCCATGGAAGGCTTATAGGAAGGAAGTTATTTTCGCTATTTTGTGCTCTAACAAATTGTTTATGGAACCAGTTACCTACGCCGTTAGGTGTAGAGAGGGCGATACAACGACCTCCGGTTGCTAAAGTTTGTTGAGCGGCTGTAAAGATGTCTTCAATTCTATCAATGAACGCAGCTTCGTCTATTACAAGTAGCGATACCGCCTCTGAACGTGCAGAGTCTGTTGCTGCTGATACAGCTTTAATTTGTGAACCGTTTTTAAGTCTTAGTGATAGTCTATTATGTTCTAATACTGGTAACTGCATCCAAGTCGGCAGGTTATCGTAAGCAAATCTCACTTTAGTTACCATATTCTTAGCAGTAGCTTGCGTAGTTGCAAGTACAAGGATATTCTTATCTTGTTCAAATAGCATCATCCATAAAGAGAAGGCAGAAGTTAAGGTAGATATACCTAACTGTCTTGACTTGTTAATGATTGAATAGTCGTTCCTCTGTAAAAGACGTAAGACCTTTTCCTGAAATGGATACAAGTTGAAGGTCATTCTACCCTTGGTAGGATGTTGAATGGTGTAATACTTCTTCATGAAGTATACAGGGTCTTGCTTGCACTTTATAAGCTCTTGCTTAATAGCTTCGCTTATATTTACTCTAGACATTGTTTATTGTTTATAACCAACTAGATTGCCTCTTCTTCGCTACCGTCATCCACTGTGACGTTCATAGCTTGATCTATGTCAGCTCTTAGTTTTTTAATTTGCATCGGTATATTACCGATTGCTTGCTTGTATTGGTCAAGTCCGATTATATTACTCTTTAGTTGCATAAGTAATTTATCTTTCTGTGCTTCTAAATCTTGTAATTGAGCTTGTTTTTTATGAATACCTGTCAAAGATACGTCGTTTTGCTTAACGTCTTTTGCAGTTGGCTCTTGATCAAAATCGCCATCGTCTGTACTTGCAGTAGTCCAGTCGTCTTGATCTTCCTCGTCTCCAAACATCTCTTCATCATCGCTAACTGGCATAGTCAAACCAGTATTGTCTTCTTCTCTCATTTGAGATTGACCTGTTAATTTATTCTCGCTTAAGAACTTTTGAATATTAAATACCATAGCGCTATTTCTTAATAAATAGTTTAGTACGCAGAATCAAAGCCCATTGCATTTTCTACAGGCATTGGCTTATTTTGAGATAATAAGCTCTTCCATTGGATTTTAGTGTATTTAATGCCAAATAAGTAGTACTCTGGTGCTTTATTTTCAGAAGCTGCGTAAGTAATAGCAGGACCTTCGGTGCTATGCATTTTATTAGGTTCACCTGTAGTCTCTAGATACGATAATTCTTTACCGCAGATAGTTTTCATTGTCTTTATAATGCTCTTTGTTCTCATATTGTTTATTTACGTAGAATATAAGGAAAATAATTCAGACTTCCAAAAAGAAACCCGACTTTTAGGGCCGGGTCAGTCAAAGGATACTATCCTAAGAGTGGTTCTTTATGATTCTGTCTCTTCTGCTTCCTCTTCTGCTGGAGCCGATTCTTCTGAAGCTTCTTCTGGTTCTGCACCCTCTCCTGCTACTTGCTCTTCTCCCTCTGCTCCCTGTGTTTTTACTGGATTTCCTATAGAAAGTAATCTTGCTATAGCATTCACTGCTCTTTCTCTTTCTCCTATTGTCTGTAAGTAAAATTTCTTACCTGCTATAGTCGCTTCGTACACCTTACCTAAGAAAGTTAAAGTGAAAAACTGACCATTATGCAATACAATTTTGAAAGTAGTCGGTTTAGGAGCTAAAATATAAATACCTGTAATGTAATCTTTATAAGCCGAAGTCATTAACATCTCTAAAGTTGCTTTTAGAGTAGGATATTTCATTAATAAGAAGTTAATTGGATCATCTTCAAACGATTGTACGCTCGGTTCCATTCTCTCTACTTCTTTTAAAATAAGTCTTCTTATTATCTCTTTACTTGTTGCCATATTATGCTAATAACGTATGAAATTCTTTAAAATGCTTGATACGATCGGCTAAACCAATTGTACCGCCGTTAACTCTCTTAGTTACTTTGGTTACAACTGCATCAGTAGCTCCTTCGTCAGCAATCTTATGTAAGCCATTCTTATGAAAAAACCATGCAGCAGATGCTAAAGGATACTTTGTAGCAACCAAATCTGGATTAGCTACGCAGTCTTCGTTAATAGCAGCACTGAAGGCTTTGTAATTATCATGTCCTGTTAATTGTATAAAGCCACGACCGTGAAACTTCCAACCATCGCCTGATGCTTTATCACCATTTCCCATTCTATTTGCGTAAACTACATTAGCAATCTTCTCTGGTTTGCGTTCGTATACTAGAGCAGTTGCTTCATCAGGAAAATACTTTTTAAATATACTTACTAGGCCTTTAGCTCCATAGTTTAAATTCTCCTTTACTAACTTGAATCCACCTGATTCATGACCGCACTGTGCTAAAAAGTGTGCTAAGCGCAGTGGAGTGTTAAGTTCAAATTTAGTTTGAATTCCTGGAATTTGGCTGATTACACTGTCTGGAACGTGTCCTTTTAATTTGTCTAGGTTCATATTTTATCGGTTTATCTTTTAGCGTTTTTCCACATTGCAGCTGCTGCGATCTTTTCACCCTTTTCGCCGCCGCCTGCTGCTTTTGCTATTTTTTCAAAACCCTTACCTTTTTTACCAATATCTTTACCTGCTTTAGCTTTTTTAACTATGTCAGACTTTTTTTCTTTACTTAGACCAGCAGAAGGTTTTTTAGCTTCCATCATATTAAAACCGGGTCCTGGTTGATGCTCTGCTTCTGTTGATTCGCCTGCTAAAAACTCAGCAACTGAATGCATAT